CCGCCGTCTGCACCCGCACGTCCGGCGTCGTGACGTCGATCCAGTTCGACCACGTGAAGTCCCGCCTCCCGTCGACATCCTGGAGGATCATCCGCACTTCGTAAGCGGTCTTGCCGTTGATCCCCTCCGTGATGTCGAACGTCCCGGCCTCCGGCGCGACGCTCACCGCCCGCGCGACCACCGCCGTCGTGTCGTTCTTCCGGACCTCGAATTTCACCTTGTCGACATCGTCGAGGTCGGCGCCCGCCCAGTTGACGCGGATCCCGGCGCGGGCCCGCCCGTCGTCGCCCGTCACCGCGATGCCCGAGGCCGAGACGCTCGCCGCCGCCTGCGCCCCCGGCCGGTCGATCGCGAGCGGGCCGTCCGTCGTCGTCACCTCGTCGCTCGCCGCCGTCCAGCCGTAGTCGGACGGATCGACCTCGGTCAGCACCAGGCCGATGTCGAGGTTGTCGCGGTCGGTCGCCGCGTCGACCCTGAACAGCTTCGACGTGTAGCCGTTCCGGGTCGAGGTCCATGCCGCGAAGTCGACCGGCTCGAGCGGCCAGTATTCCGGCGCCAGCACCACCACGTGGCGCCGGAAGCGCCGCTCCTCCTGGAGCGCGGCCTTCGTCAGCCGCTGCACCTGGCGCTTGTCGGAGACGCGCCGGTACGATACGTCCGCCACCGACCGCCGCCCGCCATCGGCCGTGATGTAGCCCGCATTGATCCGCGGCGGCGCGGCCTTCTCGACCCAGCCCTCCTCCGGCGACATGTAGGTGGCGGCGATGCCGTTGACCGTGTCGTTGAGGCCGGGGAACGGCGTATAGGTCTGCTCATCCGAGAGCATCAGGTGGTCGTCGGTGAAGCTCATCACCGCCGCGCCCGCCGCGCCGACCTTGATCTTGTAGATGCCGCCGGCATCGGCGATCCGGCCGTTGCAGGACTTCAGGAACTCCTCGATCTCCTCGCCCGGCTCGGTCGCGAACGCCACCTCGCCGCCGGCGCGGAACTGCGGCTCGGTCGACCCGTCCTTGTTGGTGACGCTGAGCTTGCATTCGTTGATCGCCGCCGTCCACGACGAGTACGGCAGCTGCGCTTTCGCCACCGTCTGCAGGCCATAGAGCCACTCGCGGCTGGCGTCCGCGTTCCATCGATCGAACACGCCGCGGAAGAGGTTGTAGAGGATCACCGCCGGGTTTTGTGTGAACTCCCACGTCGCCATCTCGGCGAGCGTCGGCTTCCCGCCGGCCCACCGGTGCGACCCCACGCCCCCCGCCGTCGAGTCTTTCGTGATGTCGTAAAGCTTCGCGCCCCTGATCTCGAACTTGAGCTCCGGCGCGGCGTCGAACAGCTTCGGGTTCCACCGCGCGGTGACGATCGCATAGGCGACGCCGCGGCCGACATGGGTGGTGCCCCACGCCTTCGGCCCGGACGGGAATTTCGACGTCAGGTAGCTGTCGGCGGCCGTCTGTGTCCCGTCATAGAACCGGATCCAGAGATGATCCTTGCCGTCCTTCCGGTACTGCGCGATCGCCTGGCCGTTGCCGGATTGCGCCCCGCCCGGCGTCCACGTCACCGACTCGCCGTCGACGAAGACCTTGGACAGCTCCGTCACCGGCAGGTGCGACAGCACGATCACCTGCACGAGATAGGCGTTCGGTGTCTTGGCCCCGTCGCCCCAGCTCCGCGCATAGACCAGCTGCCCGGCCGTCGCCCACCGCCCGAAGATCGCCCACCGCGGCAGGACATCCCCCGCCCGGATCGACACCTCCATCCCCGCCGGCCGGTTCCGCCGCATCGCCCCCGCGTCCGGCTTCCCGGTCAGCGCATTCGCCGCATAGGACAACGCCCCGCCCGCCGCCGTGGTGGCGAGCCCGCCGAGAAAGGCGGAGCCGAACAACGTGAAGCCCGACCCGGCAACGATACCAGGGGCAAGCGCCGCGACGGCGCCAAGAACCGGAGGCATCTATCCCTCCCCGCTCGCGGGGTGGGGGGACCATGGCGCAGCCATGGTGGGTGGGGCCCCCATGCGCAGCATGCTCACGTCGGAATCTCCACCCGAAACGCCTGCCTCGCCATCGCCAGCGGCACCGCCCCGAGCACCCCGTTCGGCGCATACGCCGCAAGCTCCGCCCCCATCACCGGCGCCAGCGCCGGCCCCCTGCGGGTCGGCACCACGGCCACATCGCCGACGATCGCCTCGGATGGATGGATCGCGCGGAAGCGCTTCGCCACCACGTCGACCGCCGTCTCGTAGCCGCACATCGCGACGAACGCCGCGCCCGTCGCGCGGCACCGGTAATGCCCGCGGAAATTCCGCGCGATGTCGAGCCCGGTCACCGACTTGATGCAGTCCGCGGTGAGGATGCCGCAATCGTGCCGCCCCCAGGTGAAGGGGAACGGCCGGTGCGCATCGATCGCCGCGACGAAGGCGGGCCGCCAGTCGGGGAGCCGGTTCATCGCCGCTTGTCCTTCCGCCCGACCTTGAGGTTCCGCTGCCCCCAGGCCACTTCCCATTCCGAGACCGCGCCCGCGAACCGGAAGAACCGGTCCGTCGAAAGCCGCGTTTTCTGGTCTTCGTCGCTCCCCGTCGCCGGATTGCTCCGCGTCAGCTCGCGGAGCTGCGACACCGCCTTGATCGTGATCCGGCCGGCGCCCTTGTCCTCCGGATCGACGATGTCGATGCTGTCGACGACGCCGACGAACCGGCACCGCGCCGCCGCCACCAGGCTCCAGTTCGTCGGGTTGAACAGCCCGCGATAGATCTGGATCGGACCGAGCCGCGGGTCATAGCCCCGCACCGCGGACGCGACCGCCGCATCGATCTGGGACAGGTGGATCGTCACCGACTTGATCGAGAGGTCGGCCGTGAGCGGCACGTCCTCGAGGCCGAGCATCGCCCCCGCGCCGGTGAAGGTCCGCGTCGCCTCGCCGCCGGTCAGCACGTCGGCCACCTTCGCCGAGATGGTGCCGAGGTCGTCCCAGAACCCGGCCGAGGTCGGCACGCCCGTGGTCCGGTCCTTCACCGTGAGCCACAGGAAATTCCGCGCCTTCACCGACCGCGCCGCGATCGCGGCGGTCTCCGAGTCCGTCAGCGTCTTCATCAGATCACCTGCAGCGCCTCGAAGCTCAGCGTGCTCTTCCGCCGAAGGCTCCTGAAGTCCATTTCGCCCACGATCATCATCTCGGCCGCGGCCCGCACCAGGATCACCGCCGTGTTGACGCTCGCCCCCGGCCGGATCGCCGGCTGGACGTAGAAGTCCGCCGTCACCCCCGAGCCGTCCGCCGTCGTGCTGTCGGGGTCGACGATCTGATGCAGCGCCCGCCGCACCGGCGACCCGTAGCCGAAGGCGAGGAAATCGCCCCGCGCCACCTTCGCGCCGGCCACCATCCCCTTCAGCGAGAGGCGCTGCCCATCGGCGTTGAGCGAGTTGATCTGTGGCGAACCGAGCCCGCTCCCGGTCGGGTGAAACCGCGGGAACTTCGCCGCCGAATCGAACCCATAGAACGTGTCGCGCCGCCCGCGCACCCGGATCGCCGAGGCATGCACCGCCCGGCCGACATCGTGCGTCATGTTGGCGAGCACGAACGAGGCGCGCCACAGGTCGGGGCGGCGCTGCTTGTTGCGGATCGCGCCGCTCCCCGCGATCGCGTATTCGTCGCCGAAGTCGAGCGTGAACGACACCTCGGCGACCTTGAGGGCGAGGAAGAAGGCGCTGTCGGCCACGGCGTCACCCGAGCTCCCGGTTCGCCCGCGCCCGTCGGATCGCCGGCGGCAGCTCGTCGGCGACGACGCGCCGCACGGCGGCCGCGATCTCGCTGGCCCCGCCCATGCCGCCGCCACCGCTGACATTGATGGTCACGTTCACTTCGCCGCCACGGCCCCCGTCGCCACCACCGCCGCCGTTCGGCGTGATGTTGCCGGCCGAGCGCGGTGTGAACAGCTCCGGCCCCCGCTCGCCCACCAGGTAGCTCCGGTCCGGAGACACCGGCCCGCCGCTCGCCCGCGCCCCACCGAATGGCCGCATCCGCGGCATCGGCAGATTGATCGAACCCGGCTGCGGCATCAGCGCCGCGAAGATCATGTCGAGGCCCATGTCGAGGATGCGGTTGCCGATATTGCCGAGCGCATCCCCGAACATCTCGGCGGCGCTCTTGCCTTCCATGAAGCCGCTGATCAGGTCGCGCGTGAAGTCCCGCGACAGGTCCCGCACCTCGGCGAACTCATCTTTCAACTCGACCACGGACAGCTTCAGGTCGTCGGTCGCGTCCTTCGCCTTCCCGCCAACGTCCGGCGCGGCATAGTCCGCGAGGCTGACGGTCTTCCTGGCGCTGAACGCGTCGTCGAAACGCGCGTCGAGGCCGGGTGTCATCGGCACTCGGGTGCCAACCTCTGCCTGTGCAGTCTCGGCCTTGAGCTTCGCCATCCGGTCGCGGAGCAGGTCGGTGGCGGCCGCCACGTCGCGAATGCGCTGCTCCGCCGGCGTAGTAGGCGTGCCAACCAGCAGAGCATCCCAGAAGTTCGCCCAGCTGGGGTCCTCATACAGGCGCCTCAGGCTTCCCCCGAGGCCGGCCATATGGTCGTTCACCCCATCGATCGCCCGCATGAACGGCGACGACTTGTCGGTGACCAGTTCGATGACATTGGCGAGCACGTTGAGCGCAGCAACTGCGCCCTTGCTGGCACCCGACACTTCGTCGATCCGGCCGGCAGCGTCCTGCATCACGTTGTAGAGTTGGACAAAGCCCTGCGAGACCGTGAGCTGCGATCCCGCGAGCTTGTCCTGAAGCGTGTCCGCGCCCGCCTCGAACGCGCGGAAGAAAGCCTCCGACGAAACCTTGCCGGTGATCACAAGCTGCCGCAGCTTCGCCACCGATCCGCCCGCCTCCTCGAGGCCCGCCGCCGCCGCTTGCGCGATCGGCAATGCACCTTCGAGGATCGAATTGAACTCCTCCGCCCGGACGATCCCGGAGCCGAGCGCCTGGCTGAGCTGGAGGAGCGCACCGCTCGATTCCTGCGCCGACTTGCCCGAGACGCGGAGCGCCACCGCCACCTTGTCGGTGAAGCCGAGCAGCTCCTCGGTCGAGATGCCCAGCTCCTTCTGGACCAGCGAAGCGCGGCTGTAGAGGCTGACCAGCGCCTCGACCGGAGCGGCGTTCCGCTGGGCGCTCTCGAACAGCCGGCCATAGACCGCAGTCAGCTCGTCGCCCTCGAGCCCGGCGACGCGTAGCGCATTCTTGATCCGCGTCGAGGTGTCGAGCAGTTCCTGCGCGCCCCGGAGAGCAGCGCCGCCCGCAATGATCCCTCCGATGCCGCGGAACGCGGCGCCGAACGCCACCGCCTCGATGCGCGCGCGCGCGAGCATCGCATTCGTCGCCGTCACGTCGCGACGGACGCCGGCGAAGGCGCCCGCGGTGGCGCCCTGCGCCGTGATCCGGAAGCGGAGGTCGGGCAGCATGCGCTACTTCTTCTTCTCTTCCTTCGCCCGAATGCGATGGAACGCCATCGTCTCGGTAAAGTCGGCGACGCTCATCGCCTCGATCTCGCCGATCGTTTTGCCCAGCCGGTCGGCCAGCCGGTGCATCGCCAGACGCCAGGCGTCCTTCTCGAGCATCGCGGCCATCTCGTGGAACGAGGGTGACCGCATCATCGCGTCGGCGAGGCGCCGCACCACCGTCTGGTCGGCATGGCCGACGAGCACGTCGAGGTCCTCGAATTCGGAGAAAAGCTTCTTGCCGTCCCGCCCCTCGGCCTTCCGGCAGACGATCTTGGCGAAGGCACGAGGATCCTCGCCGCCCTCGTCGCCGAACGCCTTGAACATCTCGACGAGGGTGAATGGCTGCCAGTAGACGACGAGCGGCGTGCCCGTGTCGTCGCCCCATTCCGGCACCGACATCGACACGCGCCCGTCGCCGGTGAAGCGGTCGAAATGCCGCCGCGCCCGCGCCACGGCCGAGACCGGATCCCTCGGCGCCGGTCGACGCTTCGTCGTCGCCATGGTTAGACCGTCGACCGCGTCAGGGCGCCGCTGCCGGTGAACGTGAAGCTGGCCGTCGTGGTGTTGTTGCGGCCAACCCCGATATTGACGCTCACGACGGTCGCCGTGCCGCTGTAGTACACGTCCCCGGTGGTCGATCCCTCGGGATAGAGCTTGAGCGTCACCGACGTCCCGGCCCGGAGCGTCACCTGGCCGTTGGTGTCCGTCTCGTCCCACCAGCACGAGACCTCGCCGCTCCAAGCCTGCGACCCGGGGATGTGGGTGTCCCAGGTATCCTCGAGCGCGGAATCGTCGGCGACGGCCGCCGTCTCCGTCAGCGTGAAACCCGTCACCTCGGCGATCGCCGTGCTGGTGCCGATCTTGACCTGGCCGTCATTGCCGATGTGCGTAGCCATCGATCATGTCTCCGGATTGAGGGGGAAAGCGAGGTGCCGGCCTACAGCACGGCGCCGGGGTTGTAGACGCGGCAGAGCTGGACTTGGCTGGTGCCGATGCCGAGCGCGGCGACCGTCACCTTGTTGGTCGACACGATGTCGGCGACCGGGTTGAGGGCGCCGGCCGTCGGACCGATGCAATAGACGACGCCCTTCGTGCTCGTGCCGAGCGCCACGATCGCGTCCGGCCGGGCGATACTGACGCGCGCAGCGGCCGCGTCCGCCGTCGCCAGCGCCATGCCGATGTCGTTCGATCCGGCCTCGACGGCCGTGCCGTCGCACTGCGCTTTGAGCCACGTCCCGGCGTCCGACTTGTAGAGGATGGCCCCCGCGGCGAACGCCTCGCCGGCGATCTGGTCGGTGAGGATCGGCCCGGATTGCCAGGCGACGTTGGCCGCGGTGATCGAGAGTGCCGTCATCGTTACGTCTCCTCTAGGCGATGGCCGTGGCCGGCTCGCCAGCCCTGATGCGATAGGTGACCGCGAACTCGATCCGGACCTCGCCGGACCGCTTCCGGCCTTCGTCCTCGACCGATTTCGAGGCGCCGACGAACACCGTGTTCTTGGCGAGCCCGCCGAACCGCTGCCCCTCGATCACGGCCTCGACCTCCAGCGCCATCGCGTCGAGGACATCCTCGATCAGGATCGCCTCTGCCTTGGCGATGATGAGCAGGGTGAGCCTCCGCCCGCCGGCGGGCCCGAGATTGTCGAGGCCGCCATCGGCCACCTCTCCCGGCACGGCCACATAGAGGTTCGGACCGTCCGCAGCGTCTTTAGCGAACGGGTCGCCGGAATAGACCCGGTCGCCCGTGGTCGGCAGGCCGGTCAGCGCGAGCTTCGCCGCCTCCCGGATCTGTTGCCGCACATGCTTGGCCATGATGAATCCTCGTCAGCCGAGCGAGCCGAAATCGACCGTCGGGCCGACCGCGTCGCCGAGCGACCCCCAGTCGCCCGAAGGCGCCTCGCCGGCATCCGCTTCCTCGAGCTGCAACACCGTCATCCCGGTTCCGTCCGGCCGGATGACGCGGACGAAGAACGACCGCCCACCGAGCTCGGGTGGCAGGATCAGCATGTCGTCGGCATGGGCCGCCCCGGGCAGGTCGGCAGAGCGGCAGGTGAAGCTCGGCGATGCCGACGCCATGCCGCCGCCCGCGCCATCGCCGAAGGAATCGGCGGCCGGCTCGTCGAACAGCCCCGCCAGCGGAACCGAACCGATGCCCTGAAGCGCATAGGTCGCCGTCACGCCGAAGTCGCCGGGATCGACGAAGACGGCCCGGTCCGCGGCAGTCTCGACGGACACCGGCTATCGGCTCCGCCGCGGCTTCGGCGCCGGCGTCTCTCCGTCCCCGAGAGGGACAAGGAGGTCGGTCAGGTATTTCGGCAGGGGTGTCGGGACGCCAAGCACCTCGCCAGCCTTGAACTGCTGCATGACGGCCGTCCGGACCACATGCCGGCCGGCAGGTGAGGGCTGGCCCTCGCCCGGCGCTTCGATCACCTCGACATAGGCGGCGCGCGCGGCGAGCTGCGCGTCGTCGAGAGCAAGGAGCGAGCCCGGCCCAAAG